AAGAAGAAAGGTAAGTGATCAATAATGACTTTCAAGTTACTGAATTTTTTGATAATAGTACCGACAGCAATGTTAATCATCGTACTGGTTACACCAGCCAAAATGTCTATTACTAATCTCAAAGGTAATCCCTGGTATGACAATTCAATCCACAAATACGACCAATGGGATTACTGTGGAAGGAGGCGTTATTAATGACTAAGACAATATTTGTTTGCGTTTCGTGCGACCGGTTTAAGTTTGTTGATACCAAGTTGCTAAATAAGCCGGAGAGTGAACACTTACGTTTGACCATAGATAAAGTTAAGCGTAAAGCGATCTGCCCGACTTGTACCGAGTTAATCAAAAAGGCTTCCAAAGGGAGATGATGATTTTGAACTGGAAAAGCGTAGTAAACTTTGATACTCAACAGAAGTTTGAGGCTACCATGAAAGCGACCGGAAATATTTTGGACCAACTTGAGAGAAATATCAGGGAAGTAAGGAGGACAACTCTACTAGATGGAAACTCGATTTTGTTTTTCGACTGGCTGGAATCTTGCGCCAAATCTCTACAACTCACGATCAAAAATAAAGATAAATAATCTACATAAAAATATTAAAGCAAGGCTACGGTCTTGCTTTTGCTTTAGGTTGTGGGTTATAAATAATTATACAAAGATATATAATTGTTTTATCAGATAAGAGCGTTGGGTTTACATGAGATACACTTTCCGGACATTTTTGAATAAAGACAGAGTTGAAAGATTGTGCAAATACGATGGTGGTTGGTATATTTTTCAGGTTGTCTTCAAGCAAGAAGGTTCGATATTT